GAGCAGAAGCAGAATACATTGACGAGGCTTTGCTTTCAGGCGTTGATATTAAACCAGAGGCATCAGGAAAGATGTCAACCGGGAAGTTTAATGTAAACGTGATCGCAGAGCAAACACATCGTGAGATTGAAAAGTTTATAGTCAGCGTTGATGGATCGAAAGAAAAGGTACTCGATGCAGTTGGCAAGTTACCAGAAAATGACTATGAATTTGTAATTAAAGAGATTAGCAATAGACGTAAAAAAAAAGAACTAGAATAGGAAGACAATCAATCAAAGACATAGCATTTTTGTGCATGGTGATGGGGTGGGATTATCACATCTACATGAGGCAACCCGAATGGTTTGTAATAGCCGTCGAAGATGTAGTGAAAAGAATGCAAGAAAATAAAAAATAGCTATGGCACAAACTCACAAACTACAACTTATAGTAGACGCCGAGAACAGAACCAAGACAGCAATGAACTCGGTGAATAAAAGCTTGGATACTGTCCATGGTAAATTAGAGCGGATGAAACCAACATTCCAAAAAATGGCGATGGCTGGAACCGTTGCTTTTGCTGTTATTGGAGCTGGTATTTGGAAGGCTACTCAAGCGGCTGCAGATGCTCAAGAAACATTCAGTAAATTTGATACAGTATTTGATGATGTTGGAGTTAAGGCGGAAGAAGTAGCAATGAATTTAAGAAATAGCTGGGGACTGGCAGAGTCATCTGCGAAATCAATGCTTGCCAGCACAGGAGATTTATTGGTCGGAATAGGATTGACTGGTGACGAGGCATTATCATTATCAGACAAAACAATTAAACTTGGAATTGACCTTGCTTCATTTCAAAATTATGCCGGAGGAGCGACGGGAGCAGTTGCAGCATTGACTAAAGGTTTGCTTGGCGAAAGAGAAATGTTGAAAGGACTTGGAATTGTAATTTTAGAGAGTGACCTTAAATTAAAATTGATTGAAAATGGAACTGACAAATTAGCTGGTACTGCGTTAAAAGCTGCGAGAGCAGAAGCCACATTGCAAATAGCAATGGAGCAAAGTAAAAAAGCCCAGGGTGATTATCATAGAACACAGGGATCGCTTGTTAATAGACAAAGAGAATTAGCAGAAAGAACAAAGGAATTATCAGAAAAAATAGGGAATATTTTTATTCCAATTCTTAATTCTGTTATAGATAAAGTATTACCAGTAGTAAATAAATTTGCTGATTGGGTTGAAGAGAATCAAAAACTTACTAAATACATTATTATAACGGCAACAGCAATTGCAGGACTAACAGCTACAATTGGATTTTTAGGATTAGTATTACCAGGAGTTATAACATTAATCGGAAAATTAAAGGTATCCATGATAACAAGTGTTGGGCCTTTAGTAGCGGTAGCGGTGGCTTTATCAACGATTGCTTATTGGGCATACGAAGCATTTGGAGGAGCAAAGGCACAAGCAGAAATAGAAAGTGCTCAAAGACTCGGTGATTATGCGGCTAAAATGGCACAGAAACTTAGAGATGCCAGAAAACCAATAGAAGAAGTAACTGGAGCAATAGTTGAAATGGGAGAAGCTACTAAAGAAACTACTGATAAAATTAAGAAGCTTGAAGAAGAAATAACAAAAACAATAAAAGATAATTCTGAAAAACAAAAAACATACCGAGAAGAATTGGCAGAAGCTTATGTGCAACAAGAAGAAAAAGTTGCTGAATTAATAAAACAAGTAAAAGAAAAACAAAATGAAGTTAATCAGGCCGCTGAAAAAGAATCAGCTATGGCTGAACTTCAAATATTACAGGATCAATTAGCCAAAGAACAAACAGCATTAGATGAACACCAACGAATGAAAGTTGGTCTTTATCCTGAAATAGTAGAAGAACGCAGAAAAGCAGAATTAACAGAATTTGAATTGAGAGTTGAAACATTAATGAAAGTAAGAGCTAAAGAATTAGAAGCATTCAATCAAAAAATAGCTTTAATGCAACAAGAGCTCGCTGAATTAAAAAAGAATAAATCTGAAATGTTATCCGTAGAACAACAATATACTGATAAATTAGCCGAAGAAGAAGATAGTAGAGCTGAGAAAACTGAAAGCACCACGCAAAGAATACTTAATTCAATGAGTAAAAGATTATCATTTATGGGTGGAAGTTTAGGTTTTGATACAGGAGGAGCGACAACACCATCAACTCTGTTTAGGGCAAGTGGTGGACCCGTAAGAGCAGGAGGATCATATGTAGTAGGAGAGCGTGGGCCCGAATTATTCACACCAGGACAATACGGAAAGATTGGAAATAGTGGTGGAGGAGGTATAACAATCAACATACAAGGCAACGAATTCTTAGGAGAAGAGGGAATAGCCGAAAGAATCGGAAATAGTATTATGCAAAGCTTAAAGAACACAGTAAAATTATGATCACGATAAAGATTGATACTGTAGACAAGTCGAGTATAGTAGAATTTGGCTCGGTTAAAAAAGCAGATGTTATTAATCAAAAAACTGATACCTTAGAATTTGATATAATTTATCATACAGGACAAACATTCAGACCGGCACCGAACAGCGAAGTAGAAATGCTCGATGGAGTAACAAAAATATTTGCCGGAGTAATTCATAGCGTACAAAAAAAAATAGAATCAGATAACAGAGTTAGATATAAAGTAAAAGCAAAGGATTATTCCTATGATTTAGATAGACAACTTGTGATCGAGGGATACGACGACAAGACCGTTAATTTTATTATAGATGACATTTTAACAAATTTTACAGACGGCACATTCACGGATACGAACGTAGATTGCGCATTAACAATTACGAAAATAACGTTCGATAGAATAACCGTGACAGCTGCGATTCAAAAACTGGCTGACTTAACAGGATATAGTTGGTACGTGGATTACGATAAGGACATTCATTTTTTTGAAAGAAATAAAAATCCTGCGGCTTTTAATATAGCAGATGGCGATGGAAACCATATACCAGAAACGCTTAATGTAACAAATGATTTATCGCAAATAAGAAATAGAGTTTTTATAAAAGGAGGAGAGATAGAGGGAACATCGAGGAGTGAACCTTTTGATGGAGATGGCGTAAAACTATTATTCAGAACAGCAAACAAGTTCAGTTCAAAACCAGTTGTAGAAGTAGACTCGGTAGCTCAAATAGTTGGGATTGATTTCTTGGATAACGAGGACGATTTTGATTGCTTCTGGGATTACAACCAGAAATATATAAGATTTAAGGTAGACACCGTGCCAGGAGCAGGAGCAGACAATGTGGAAATCGTTGGAGTACCGCTTTATAATTTAGTCGTTCAAGTAGAAGAGCCGAACTCTATAGCTCGATACGGAGTGTTTGAATTTGCCAAGATAGATAAAACAATAAAGAGTAGGGAGGAAGCCGTCAGTTATGCCAAGACAGAAATAGAAGCATATCAAAATGGAATAATCGAGGGAGGATTTGATACATACGAATCAGGACTAAGAAGCGGAATGATCATAAATGTTAATTCAACATTACTTAATGTTAATGAAGACTTCCTAATTCAAAGCGTTGCATTTCAGATGATCACCAGGGAAACTTTTATATACAAAGTAAAACTGGCCACATTAAGAACAGTTGGTATTATTGATTTCTTAATAGGATTATTAAAAGCAGGCGATAGGTTGATCGAGGAAAAAGGAGATGTCGTTCTTGAAAAGACAGTATTTCCGATAGAAGACGTTGAAATAGATGAGGATGTAGAAATAAACACAGACGATTATCCGCAAATAGAAGAAGCAGAGATAGGAGATGTAGTAACCGTGCAGGCATTAGATTACGCCGTGGAATTTGTACTTGGACCACAACTGCCCGTAGGGACAAAAAGAGTTTTCATCATTAGCGGTTCGCCATTAACTTAATTTATGCTATAATAAAAATATGATAGATAAAGAATTTCTAAACAAAATAAAACAAATAAAAAAACAAGTCGGTGAAAAGGCCGGAGCTATTGGAATTTATAGATTCACGCTCGAGGATATCAAGACGGGCAAAAAGATCGTGAAGTATTATCACAATATAATCACGACTGCCGCGTTCACATTGATCACGAATAACTTAGTAGACCCTACACCAGACAATGACATGCTAGTCAGCCATGCCGCCTTAGGAAGTAATGTCGCAGCTGTAGCAATAGGAGATACCACACTAGGAACTGAAACATACAGAAACGCAATAGCCTCAATGACAAACTCGGCAAACATTGCATACATGACCGCATTTTTTAATCAAACAGAAGTAACTGGAACGTTTAAGGAAGCAGGGATATTCAGTGATGGTGGTGCAGGAGCAGATACTGGAATTTTAATAAGCCACGTAAATATAGATATAACTAAAACTAACG